CCTTCGGACAGGATACCGTTTAAAAACGCCGGAGCGCGTTGAAAAATGCCCTCGGGCGGTTCTTGCGCCCAGTGACGCGCTGCTCAGGACAAAGCCGCCCAGCGGGCAAAAAACGGGGGTCGGGTCTCAGGTCAGGCTCTCGAGCCATTCGGACACGATATCGATGATCCCCGTGCGGTCGGAATCCGAGATGCCGAGGAAGGGACGCGCCGGGATGTCGCCCCAGGGAGACTTCGGCCCGAGGCTGCGGGCCGGCGCCCCGAAATGCATCACAGCGGCCTGAATCGCCGAGTTGGCCACGCGGGCATAGTCCGGCCCGGCCTCGGAGTGAAAACTATTCCTCAGCCGGTGGGTGACGTTGAGCGGATGATCGAAGCGCGTACCCGCCTGCTCGTAGCGGGCAATCGTGGTCGGGGACCGCGGCGCGAAGGGCGCACCATCGGGCGAGACACCGGCCTTCATGCGATCGAGCGAGGAATCGCGCAGGAAGTCGGCCACGTCCTGCAACGGCTGGGTCATGTCAGTCATCGCGGCCGCCAGCCGGCGGAAGGCATCCCGTGCGACAGCGTCGTTGAACTCGACGGTGATCATGGCTAGTTTCTCCCAGGGCGTGACACGGTGCAATTCTCCCGGCCGTAGGACGATCTTCGGATTGGCTCGCTATGTGGGGTTTCCGGGCAACCGGAGGGGAGGCCCCACCGCCCGTCAGATCCCCCGCCGTCGCAGCCTGCGCAATTCCCGGTCCGTTTCCGCCGCGCTGGCGGTCAGCCGCCGGAAGCTGGTGACGAAGAGCCCGTCACCGGTATTGGTGGCCCTGACGACCAGGACATAGCCGGTGCTGTCCGACCGGGTGACGAAGACCAGGGTCTGCGCGCCGTCCTGGATGATGTCGGACGCGCCGGCGATCACGTCCTGGACGCGCGCGTATTCCGCCGGACGCAGCTCGGGATGGCGATAGCGCTGCTTTTCGAAGGTGTCAGGTGACAGTGAGACCGTCCGGACGCTTGCCCCGATGCGGGCCGCCTGCGCCGCATCCAGGAGCGCCAGCGGAAAGGGCTCCATCGGGCGCGCCGTCCACGTCTCGAAGGCACGGCTCCGGACCCAGTCCTGCACAAGGTCTCGACCGACAGGATCCGGCAAGGTGGCAAGCTTGGGCGCGAGCGCAGTCACCGCGTCCGTCACCGTCGCGCCCGGCGCATAGCCCCAGCCTTTGTCGATACCGGTCTGAGCGCCGGTGCGCGGATTGGTGGCATCCCAGCCCGGCGGCAGCCTCTTGTCCGGATCGCCTCCGGCCCGGCGGATGCCTGCCTCAGTGCGCGCGCCGCGCACCTCGCAGCTGCATCCCCAGCCGTTCGGGGGATAGTGCTGCGCCCAGAACGGATGATCCGCAGGCAGTGCGACACCGTCCCAGCTCAGGTGATGCAGGCGCGGCTCGCGGCTGCCGCCATGGCGATAGACCCAGAAGGGGTAGCCCGACTTGCGCAACTGCGCATGCCGGCCGGCCATGTAGCTGGTCCGCAGGTTGGTCTGGTAGATCACGCGAGTGCGCCACGCCTCGCCGCGTGCCGTCCCCTCGCCGGTCCAGCCGTGCCAGCCCCGCGCTTCCACGATCGCGCGGAAGTCACGCCTGAACTGTTCCAGCGTGGTGCCTTGGGTGATCGCCTTGTCGACCGCCCCCGCCAGATCGGCGAGCAGATCTGCTTTCATCGCACCTGCCACGACGAAAGCCCGATCGTGCTGCGCTTGCCAGAGGTCGTCCCAGGCAGCGGTGCCGATCTGATCCGCCATGCGCAGCCGCCAGGCGGCGACCTGTTCCGCAAAGGGCTGCCGAAACGTGCCGAGCAGTGTGTCAGCCATCGGACTGATCTTGCAGAAGGGCACGTCCGCCCAGATCGGCCGCCAGGAGTGCGGTGGCCAGCAGGTTCGTCAGCTGCCCGGCAGGCACATTGGGAAATCCCGCGAGCATCATCTCGCGCAGTTCCTCGAGCGACCCGGCCGCCGCGACCATCGCTTCCACTGCCGCCAGCATCCCCTCGATTGCGGGCGCGGCATCGGTCATCAGCCGGTCGGTCATCAGCTGGACCGGGTCGGCATCATCCTCCCCGGCCGCCTGCAGCGCCAACCTTGCCCTGCGATCGCCGGCGCCCACCTTGGGCGATGGACCAGGCTGTCCGGGCACCGGCGGAACGGCCGGTGGCAGCACGGGCGGCGGCGCGGCCTTCTCCAGCACATCCTCACCCTTGGTCGGCTCCTTCAGCCCCAGCTTGTCGTACATCTGCTTTGCCGAGACCCGGAAGCCCAGCGGGACCAGCTGGGCGACCGCATTGGTCAGGGCCGTGATGTCCTCGGGTTCGGGCCGTTCGATGACCAGACGCGGATAGCGGTCCAGCCGCCCGAAGTTGATCTGCATCCAGGGCTGGATCAGCTGGCGATTGAGGATCGCGGACAGCGCCTTGCAGTCCGACCGCTCGATATCCTCCTGCACCTCGCGGTGCTCCTTGCCCGACCCCAGCCCGCCGACCTCGGCATCGGTGGTCGCGGTCTGGCCGAGGACGGCCTTCGAGATCTGCTTGTCGAGCCAGTCCGCACGGTCCTTGTAGAGATCCGAGGACGCGGACAGATTCCCCGTCTCGATAAAGTCGATCATCATCCCTTCGGGAATGATCGCCGCGCAGTCGCCCGCGATGTTCGCCACGGCGCGGAACAGGGTATTGCGGTCCTTCTCGGACGCGCCCGGCCCGTATTTGCCGACGCGCAACGGCTGGCCATAGGTCTGTGTGAAGATCGCCCAGTCGCGTTGGGTGAACGCCTTGAACATCCAGCCCCAGCTCGCGACCCGGGCAAGGCCCGAACGCAGGGGCAGACCCGACTTGGCGGGAATTGTGGCCCAGATGAACTTGAAGGCCGGCAGCGGCTCTTCCTTGCCATGCTCGTCCAGCATCAGCGGCGTGGTCAGGTCGCGCCGCAGGAAACGGAAATGCCGGGGGTCGCGCCGCTCCAGCCGTTCCGGCCAATAATGGCGACCATCCCAGAACCACTTGATATGGGTCGCCGAGAAGCCCTTCCCGAGACAGTCGAGGATATCGAAGATCTCGCTCTGCAGCTCGTCGCGCTTCAGCCATTCACGCACCATGTCGGCGCGCATGGTATCTTCGGCCGCCTCGCTCGCCGCTTCGACGCGGATGTCGATCTGGCTGACCGACCGGCGCCGCGTGCCGAGAACCGCGAGATAGTGCGGGTCGCGCTCCTCGATCGTCTCGGCCAGTTCAAGGAAGCGGACCGGGTCACCCTGATCCGCCTCCTTGAGGATCGCGGCCAGGCGCACCGGGTTGAGCCCGTCTGCCGGATAGCCCGCAATCGGCGAGCGAACCCCGCTGATGGTCGGCGCACCGACCTCCTCGGTCAGCAGCGACCGCTGGACCGGATTGCCCCACTGGTCGATCAACTGGGGTTTGCGGCCCATCAGAGTGCTCCTGTCATGCGCGCGCCCAAGGGCGGATCGGACCAGTCGCGGCCCGTGTCATCGTCCGGCTCGTCGGCCGTCATCTGCAGCCTGCCGTGCCCGCCGCCGCTGCGACGGCCCGCACCGCGATATTCGTATTCGACGACGCCGGTCCGCGCGGCCGAGACTGCCAGCGCGCCAGCCCAGAAGCGGTCGGCGTGGCCGTCGCTGTCCCCATCAGCGATCAGACGGCGGGCGCCGGTGATCCCCACCTGAGACTTGATCGAATGCAGGTCGGCGCGCAGGACCGGGTCGCCGGCAGGCAGCCGGGTCTTGCGGTCCTGCATCGACTCCTTCAGCGCGGTCGCCATGTCGAGTTTTGCCGCGCCCGAGAACAGCACACCTTCGACGCGGCTCTCGCCATACCGGCGCTTCGCGTCCTCGACGGGCTTTTCGCCCATGCCGGTCTGGTCCATGCGGACACGCACGACGCGGTACCGGCGCATCACCTGATCGAGCAGCGCGTCCTGTTCGGCAAAGCTGATCCGGCGCTTCGCGATGATCTCGCGGGTGACCAGCACATCACCGACCAGCTCGACCACCCAGATCACGAACAGGTCGTTGCGGGCGGCGATGTCGACACCGACGAAGCAGAGCCCGCCCATGTAGAGGTCGGGAATGCCGGCGCTGTTCGACTCGCAGGCCGAGATCAGGTCGTAGTCGAGCCAGCTGGACGCCTCGTCGAGCCACTTCAGCTCGTATTCCTGCGCCCAGGCATCCTCGTCCGCCATGCCCCGGCGCAGCATGTCGATGTCGCGGTCAAGGCCCTGGGCGACCGCCGTGTAGATGTCGACCACATGCCGCGACCAGACGCTGTCCTCAGCCGTCATCAGCTCGTAGAACTTGTTGCCCTTGCCGTTCGGGGTCGAGATGACCCGCAGCTTCTGGCGGCCCTTCGAGATGACCGGGAACAGTGCGGCCCAGATCTCGCGCGACTTCGCATGAAACGCGAACTCGTCCAGGATCACATTGGCCGAAAAGCCGCGCGCGGTGTCGGGATTGGCCGGCAAGGCCGTGATCCGGCTGCCGTTCGGAAAACCGACCTCGAGCGCCTTGTAGACCGCATCGGGTCCCGTCTCCTGCGGTGCGCGGAACTCGCCCTCGGAATAGGTCGGCTCGCCGCCCTTCAACAGGGTGTTGTAGACCTCGTAAAGGGCCTTGGTGAACGGCTTGATGACTTCGGTCATCATCTCGGCCGCCTGCCGTTCGCCGCGCGACAGGATCACCCAGCGCGTCTTGCGATCCTCCGCCCAGGCACGGAAACAGTCATCGGCGCACTCGCCGCCGGTGGAAAAGGTCTTGCCGGTCTGGCGCGAGAACATGCCGATCTTGAACCGGCTGTCGTCGGCGATCCACGCCTTCTGATAGGGCAGGAAGTTGATGACCGGGCTGGTCGGGACAAGCGCGCTCACGTCCCGCCCCGGGTCCTGTGGGCTTCGGCGACCTTGTCCAGAAGGTCCGGCCGAAAGCCGGTCCAGACGGTTTCGCCGGCCTCGACCACGGGCAGCGATCGGTGCCCCTCGGCCACGAGCAGCGCCGCCGCGGCAAGGTCGATCGAGACGTCGATGTAGGTGAAGGACAGCCCCAGCGCCTCGGCCTTGCGGACGGTCGCCTTGCAGCCCTGACAGCCGGGGCTGCCATAGATCGTCAGATCGGCCATCAGCTGAACCCCATGATGCGGCGCGCCTTCGCGGCGGCCTCGGCGTCGATGTCCCCCGATACGACGGCCGCATCGAGCTTGGCCGCCTGCGCCTTGCGCTCCTTGTCCTGCATCGCCTGGACAATCCCTGACGACGACATGACGTCCTTCATCATCCGGGCGAGGAAGTGCAGGTTCTGCGGGCTGATCTCGGCGCCTTCCTTCGACACCTCGGCCTGCATGACCTTGAAGGCGAGCGTCGTGAGCATCTGGAACAGCACGTTCTGGCGCTGCGCCTGATCCTGCATCCCCATGTCGCCCAGCCATTCCTTGGCCCAGTCCGAGGCCTGCTCCTGCAGCTTGACGAACTCCTGATACTCGGCGCCCCAGGCATGGATCGCCGACTTGCGGATCCGCAGGTCGAGCCCGGCTTCCTCGAGCCGGAAATTCAGCGCCTCGGCCACCTCCTCGTATTGGCTGAAACCGCGCGCGCGCAGCTCCTCCTGGAGCCACGCACGGATCTCGGCCGGCATCAGGTCGATCTTGCGGGGCGGCGGCATGTCAGCCCCTCGGGCTGGGGCGCTGGATGTCGGGATGCGTGGCGCGGCCGAGCGCGATGTCCGCGCCGCGTGCCGTCGCGGTCGCGACCCGGAACTCAGGCTGCCCGGCCAATGTCACCAGGCCCTGTTCGGCCAGCCACGCCAGTTCGGTCGTCGTCTGGTCGCGCGAGGTGTCGATGCCGATCGCGTTGGAGTTCAACACGTCGGTCAGGATCGACACGTTGCTCGTGAAGGTCGGAGACTGTTCCAGGAACCGCAGGATGGCCAGGCGGCGGTGGCGGCGGAGGGTCTGCTGATAGTCGGTCATTTGCCGCTCTTCTCCTGCAAAAGGTGTTGCTCGACGCGCTGGATCACCACCTCCTGTCGCCGCGAGGCATCGACCGCAGCGGCCTGCGCCGCGCGGACTTCCTTCATGTCACCGCGCAGGCCCTCAAGGGCGATGCGGAGATCATGCAGATCGTCCTTTCCGGGCAGCCCCATGACGGTCTGCTCGACCGTCGAGATCCGGTGTTCGTGCCGGTCGAGCCGCCCGTTGGTGCTGGCGATGCGGTCGTTCGTGGCCTTGCGCCCCATCTGGACCCAGCCAACGATGGCGATGACGACAGTGACGATGACACCCATCGTCACCGTCAGATCGAGCGCGATGTTCATGCCGGGGTCTCATCCTCGATCTGGGCACCGATCGGGCCGAAGACACCGCTCTCGGCCGCGACGAACTCGAGCAGCGGGCCACGGCTCTGCGCTTCCCAGAGTTTTGCCTCGGCCAGCGTCTGCAATCCCTCGGTTGTCAGGCCGAAGTGGCGAATCGCATCCGGTGCCCCGCGGGCGAGGGCGTGACCGATGCCGGCGTTGATCGCCTCCTGTCCGGTCAGACCCCGGCTGAGCGCGGCCGTGATGCCGGTCATCAGCGCGGAATGCAGCGTGGCCATCGCCTTGGCGTCGACCGCGACACCGGTGCGCGCCTCGAAGCCTGCGGCCAGGCGGGCGATCAGGCGCCGCAGGAACTCGCCGATCGCCAGCAGGATCATCGGCAGGATGACCGGCAGGATGGCCACATAGGTCTGAAGAACGATGTCTTTCATCACGCGGCCTCTCTCAGCCAGTTCGGAACGTTGAAACCCGGGCAGGCCTTGGCCGCCCATTCGTTGTGGCCGCTGACACGGTCGATGCGGGTGCGGATCGACACGCCCGAAATCAGGTCGCGAAGCGCGATGTCCTGGGCGCGGGTGAAATGTCGATCGAAGCGGTCGGTCGCTGCAGCGCCGTGCCCGCCAAGCAGGCAGATATGGATCACACCCTGATTGTGGCCCTCGACCCCGGCGCCGATGTCTTCTTCGGCACGGCCGGTCGCGAGCTTGCCGTCACGATCGATGATCCAGTGATAGCCAATGTCGCGCCAGCCTCTGCCCTGGACATGCCAGCGCCGGATCTCCGCGACCTTGGCGGCCAGCGATGATCCTGACATCCAGAGCGGCTGCGTCGCCGCGCAGTGAATGACGATCTGACGCACGGGGTGCCGCGCGCTGCCCTGATAGAGCATCAGGCCGATCTGGGCGGCCTGTGTCGGCGTGGCAGCGCGCCGGCCGCCGTTCGCGATCAGCGCCTGATTGGCCCGGAGGGTACGCGGCCCCCAGAAACCGTCGTCAGGACCCGGGTCATAGTCCAGACCGCGCAGTCCGCGCTGCATGAGCTTGATGTTCGGATCGGACATGCGTTGGCCCCTTGCCGGAAGGGGCCGCAGCCCCGGTCAAGGACCGGGATGCCACATGCCCGCGAAGCCGGGCCGGGGGATGCAGTTTCAGGGGGAGAGATGCTCAGTCGAAGAGCGATGGCTGGTCGCCGTCGAGGCCGGCTTCTGCACGCATCTGGGCGCGCAGCTTGCGCACCCACATCGAAGTCACGCCATGCTCGCGTGCCAGATCATTGGCCGTTCGCGACGGTTCGGTCAATCCGGCGTCGAGGATGGCGGCGCGCAGAAGCGATGCCCGGCGCTGGACCTCGCTGCCGCGGGCGGATGGGAAGTCGACCTTGGTGCCGGCGAAGCGCAGGGCGAGCCACATGGCTGCCTCCGTCCCGATCTCACGCGCGAGGACGGAGTGGGCCGCATTGGCGGCAAAGGGGATGTCGCGGCGCTGGCCGCCTGCATTCGCGATCACCCGCAAGCGGGTCGCAAGGCCGAGATCACGCTCCATCTCGTCGATCCACGCGGTCATGGCGACCCCGCGAACTTGTCGACCTCATGGCCCCATGCGGCCCAGCCCGGGCGGCGCTGACGGGAGAAAAGCTCGATACGTCGCGCGCCCGGCATCAGCTTTTCTGCCGCCTCGAATGCGGCGTCCGGCTTGCGGCTATGCTCGCGCACCGGTGCAATGATGACCGACCGGGTCGCCCTGGTGGTGCGCGGTGTCCCCCGGGTCGCGATCAGGTAAGGCTCGCCCGCGTTGCGCAGGATGTAGCCGGTCCCGAAATGCTGCTTGCCGGAGGTACCGACCTTGGCCCAGTGTCCGCCGGTCTTGCAGGTGAAGCCCCAGGCGGTGATCAGCTCCAGCGCTTGCGGCAGCATCGGCGCGACGGCCCAGAGCCAGAGGAGACAATGGTCCCCTGCCAGCGCCTCGACCGGCAGCGCCTTGATCTCGGCGAGGGGCATCGTCGCATAGTGCGCGTCGGGCGATTTGGCATAGCCCTTCTCGGAGCGCATCTCATAGGCCCAGGGCGGGTCGGCCATGATCAGATCAAAGCCGCCCGCCGGACGCAGGTCCTGAAATGCGCGCAGAGAATTCACCGGTCCGTCTCGCGACGGCGCCGCACCCGGCCGGTGCGGTGATCAGGGTGGGACGGGATCTGCACGGTGACGACGACACCGCCCTCGATGCGAAACTCCAGTCCATCCGCGATGACACCGCAGGCGCCCGTTTCCAGACCGGTCTGGCAGATCATGGCGATCTGGGTCCGGATCACGTCCATCTCGATGCCCTTGGCACGTTCGAGATAGCGGATCACCGCATGGTCGCTGACAACCTGCCGCCTCATGTGACGGTCACTCCTGCGCGCGCGCACATGTCCTTCAGCGCGCGCGTCACATCGTTGATCTGCCGGGCGTCGATCAGCGCATCGACGTCGATCACCTCGGCCCCCCAGGAGTTGCCGAAGCGCGAGCGGATGAACGCGTTGAGACCGTCGCGGCCAGGCTTGCGCACCGCGCCGGCTTCCGAGAGCAGGCGCCACAGCACATGCAGAAACCTCACGTCCGCCCGCTCGGCCGTCTTGCGGCGGCCCTTTGCGGCGCGCTTGAAACCCGGCTTGAAACCCCGGTTTTCGAGGGCCTTGAGGACCAGTTTTAGGTCGGCGTCGGACATGTCGGACATGGACGCCTTCCCGGTCACCTGCAGCTGCAGGTCGTGGCGGAGGTCCTCGTCCAGGCCGAGCTGCTTGCAGCCGACATGGATCTGACGCTGGAGAGAACGGGCTACCGTCATGGCGCGGCCCCCGTGGCGAGGGCCGCACTGTCGTTAGCGCTGCTTGCAAAAGCCTTTCTGCGCGCACTTGATCTGCTCGTGGATGATGTCGAGCAGGCAGTAAAGGCGCGCTGGATGGACCATGTGCATGTCGTCCTGCGTCTGCGTGACAAGCAGGTCCAGCACCGCGCCCAAGGCCGAACTGGCCTTGTCGAGGGCATCGACGGGCGTATCAGGCATGACCGAACATGGTCAGCTGTCGCGCGTCCGCGCTGTGAACATCGAGATTGGCGACCTCGGACCGGCGGCGCGCAAAGACATACGGCGGCACGAACAGCGCCTGCGCCGGAATGTAGCCCCGCACCCGCATCGCCTCGATCTCGCGCCCGAGCTTCGGCGCCGACCAGTCGTGCGCGCCCCAGAGCTGCCCGAAGGTCCAGCCCTGCTCTGCCGCCAGTTTGATCGCCACGCGCATCTTCGACCGCTGGATATAGGCGGTCGCGTCCTGAAACAGGGCGTCCTTCATCTGCGCTTCGCGCCCGTCGCGCAGCGCGATGAAGGCGTTGATGATCGTCACCGACACCGCATCCGCCACCGGCCCGGTCAAGACCGAGGACAGTTGCAGGGCGCCCTTTTCGGTGAAACCGAAGTGGGTCAGATCGGTCCGTTTCCGCTCCGCAGTTGGCGCAAAATGCGGCAACTGGTCCCGGTATTCCGCCTCGGTCAGTTCGAAGATGAAGCCCTCGGGAAACCGGCCCTGATTGCGCCGAACCTGCTCCATCAGCCGCTTGCGCGTGACCTGATAGAAGTCCGCCAGATCGTCCGCGATCATGAACGGGGGGCGCCCCGGCAGGGTGAAGATGCGGGATTGAACCCCCGCAATGGTCGGAAGGGACATGTCGTTCTCCATCGGTTACGGGGGGCACGATGCCCCCGGGTGTTAGAAAATCTGCCGATGGACAGACCCCATGCGTCTTTAGGCCAAGGCCCTGGACATGCACGCATGGCACCCGGAGGAAGATCGCATCTGGTGATGCGCCGTCTCGGGGCGTAACCGCCATCGGTAGACCTGTCAGGGCGCTTTCTACGACGCTGGCTGACGGTGCCACGATGCGGCGGTTCGCCGGAATTGTCAAATGGGCTTCGGCCGGGCCGGGGAATGCGCATGGCACTCGACCCGGCCCGTCGAAATCATGCTTCACGATGGCAAAAAGCGGCCTGCCCATGATGCCACAGCCTTCCGGCCCGATGAAACCGGGACCGGAAAATATGCTGTGACAGCCGAGTTTGCAGCAGAGGCGGCTTGCGTCCGGATCGCGGGCCATGATCACGCCCGCGCCAGATCGATGGTGATCGGCACCCAGGGTGCGTCGAACCGCTCGCGCCGGTAGCAGCGCACATAGGTCTTGGAGCCGACCACACGCATGGCGTCACGGATCGCCTGCATGGCACTGACCCAGCGCGGATCCGCGATGTCGAGCCGCAGCAGCATGTAGATGTGGCTGCGGTTGATCTGGCCTTCCTTGTCAGTGTCGAAGGCCTTGGTCACCAGTGTGCGGATCTCCGGCCGAGCATCCGATGCCCACTCGTTCAGGCATTCATCGACCAGCGCCTTCGCGGTCTGCAACTCCGGGCCGAAGACCATGCTGTCCGCGACCTGCACCGTGACCTTGAACAGACCGTCGTGCGTCATCAGGGTCTTGTTGCCCTTCTTGCCGCCGACCTTGGCGCCGTATTCCTGGGCAAGCAGCGCCTCGAAGGCGGCGATATCGTCGAAGGTGTG